CAGATCGTCGCGCACAAACGCATCAACGGCCGGATCGGAATAGCGCATCATGTCGTTGCTCACCGGCACCAGCGCGGTCAGCTTTTTATAGCTGGCCACGATCTGGTTCAGCGTCTGCTGGCTCGACTGGATGATGTTGCCTTCGGTGCCGTAGCTCGCATTGGCTGCGCTCGCCTGCCCCGGCAAGGTCATCGTGCCGCGAGGCATGGGAATGGTGCGGGGCATGCTGCCGCGCACCACCGCCAGCGGCCGGAGCAACTCGATGATCTCGTTCATGTAATCGGGCGGCACGATAAAGCCACCGGACGGCCCGTTGTTGGTTTGCAGCGCCTTGGTCACCGGGTGGTTTTCGCCGTAAATCTCGATCGAGGCGGTGCGCGCGGTGTAAACCGAGCCGCCACCCTTACCAATCATCTTGGCGCAGCCTGCAACAACAAGGGATTTTTCGCTCTCATACATGTCGCTCTTGGCACTGGCCGGCAGCGTCACGCTCTGGCCGCTCACCGGCTGGGCATCCTCAGCAGCAATCTGCTGCACGCGAAGGGTGCGCTTGATGCTCGCATCAAACCCCTTTACCTCGAGGTCCAGTTCGTCGAACTGCTTCTCCTCCTCCGCGGTGAGAACATCTTTTTTGGCAAGCGCATCGAGCTTGTCGAACGCCGCCGAACGCTGTTTGCGGAGATCCGCCAGCTTCTGCACGTGCATGTAAGGCTCCATATGGAAAGCGGCGCCAAAATGGCGCCGCGAGCGGCTTGCCCAAGGCCGGTTCGGGCTTCCGGCGATATGCCGGAATTCAAAAATTCGTTTTTTTAGGCGGCAGTGCGCAGCCCATCGACGGCCTTGCGCCGTGCGGCCATGGCTTTGGCGTTGGCGCTACCGTCGCTGTCGCCAGTTCCGCTCGATGTCTGGACCTCTTTGCTGTCCGCGTCTTCCAGCAGCCCCTTGATCATATTGGCGGACTTCGTATGCGCCTTGAGCGCAGCACGGTGGCTGTCCATTGCCTCATCATGCTGCGCGAGCGCATCGCGCAGCACTTCAGCTGTATTGGCGGAAATTTTCTTGCCCGACTTCACCACCACCGTGGCCATCGCCTTGGCGCGACACATGCCGGCAAGAAAGCGCCGAGCCGCCGGCGTCTTGCCGGCCTGCACAATCACCACGTCATCAGCGCCCAGGCCGTCCATCTCTTGTTCCTGACCAAGCGTGCCTTGCGCCTCAACAATTGCCTCCTGGACCTCTTCGACCGTCATGGCGATCAAAGCAGCGCCCAGGTCCTGCATCACTGCCGCGAGCTGCGCGGGCAGCTTGCTGTCATCACCCTCGAGCGCGGCCTCGATCCGCGCCGAGCTTTGCAACCAGCCAAGGCTGTCCAGCAGCCAGGCCAGATGCCCGATGTCGCTCAAATCCTTAACAACCATCACACCACCTTGTTTCAGCCCAAGGCTCTTGTGCCGCCGGGCAATTACGTTTTTTTTCTCATCCTCGGCCGATTTCATCTTCTCTTCATAAGCATCGATGACAGCCTGGGCCTCTTTCTTCGTGCTCTCCGGAATATCCGTCTGCGATATGCGCGACGCAGCCGCACGAATTCCCGAGGCAACGGCGATCAGCTTGCCATTCTTGATGTCGGCAAACGGCAGCTTGTAGCTGCCTTTCAGCCCCGGGTTGGTCGCGTCATAGGCAAGGAAGCCCTTGCTTGCCTTCGCCGCATCCGGATGATCGCCGTTAAATCCTGCATCATCCAAAATCCGCTCAGCGGCGTCACGGCCGTCCCAATCGGATTCCTCATCAATTTCCAGATCCTTCGCCGCGGCCACGGTCCAGTCCTCGGCACTGCGCCGGACCATTGCACGCTGCGTGACCACAGCCTCCTTGTTGGCAGGGATCGACACGATGCTGACTTCCATCAGGTCGCACGTCAGGTACCGGAGCGGCGGGTTCTTTTTCCCCTTCATGCCCGGGTCCATCAGCTCGAAATCCGTCGGATCGAAACCGATCGAAACCGTTTTCAACACGCCGGCTTTCACCAACCCGCAGATTTCGTCGGCTTTCTTCGAAATTCCTTCCGGCGCAAAGTCGATGACCATCTGGATGTCGGTCGCACTGCGCTGGATCTCGCTGGCGCTGCCGATCGGATGCTCAGGGTCGTGCTGCCAGAGGATAATGGGGTTCGCCAAAAAACCGGTGAGATCGATACCAGACTGCACAACCTGCTCGCCCGCGCGGTCCACCACACCGGTGGTGCAAATCACGCGCACTTGGCGCGGCCCCAGCTGCTCGGTCTGCGCCGCGAAGGCTTTATGGATCCTGCTCATCTCACTCCTCCGCCGGGGCTTCATTCGCCCCGGCCCCGATTTGATCACCCGAAGTCGGCACGGCGATCGACGGGAGCTGCCCATTCGGGGGCCGGCCGTTCCCATCGGGTGCTGTGCCCGTGATGTCGCTACCAAGCGATGCGGTGTTCGCCGGCATCAACAACACGTCAGCACCTTGCATGGGTTTCAGCTTCTCACTGCGGCGCGGCTCATTTTGCGTGAGGAAGCCGGATAGGATGCCCACACGATAATTATTGTACCGCGTGTTAATGTCGGCCCGAAGCAGATCGGTCTCATCGAAATCGAGGAACAGCCCTTCGGCCTCGAGGTCGAACGTGAACCCGAACCGCGACTCCCACCGCTCGAACTCCGGCGCGATCGTGCCGTTCACATATTCCTGATTCTGCTCAGGCATGCTCTTGGCCGAAGTCTTCTGTAAAACGCCCACCTTGTACGGCGGCACACGAAACCAGCGGCACACATCCTCAACCTGGAAGCTGCGCGATGCCAAAAACTCAAGATCAACCGAGGTGAGGCTGAGTGGCTCGTACTTTACCCCCTCTTCCAAAATCGCCGTCTTACCGATGTTCTGAATACCACTCTGAAAATCATTCCAGGATGCCTTCAATCTCTCATAGGCCGGGTCGGACAACTTGTCTGGCGCTTGCAGCACGCCACTTTTGCGCGCGGCGTTTGCCATCCAGCGCGCCGCCTGCTGTTCCTGGCCCATCGCGAGGCCAATGGAATCGCGGCCCAGCCCAATGGTCGAAGCCGCGACCAGTGAATTGAACGTCAGCCCGCGAATATGCAGAACATCCTCCGCCGGTATCGCCGTGGGAAAATCCTTCAGCATCGCAATCTGCCACAGCCCGATGCGGTTCACCTGGTAGAATATCGAACCGTCACCCGATTCCAGCACCAGCACAGCATCAGGATTGATCGGAATAAACTCAATCGGATTGCCCCGCGTATCCCGGCGGATCGCCGCATAAGCGTTCCCGCGCAGCTGCAGCCCGGCTTCCATCTGCTCAGCAAATTCAAACCAGGACTGCACGCGGTTCGGTTTGATGAGCAATGACACGAGCGGATGATCGGTGACGATCTCCTCGCTGCCATCCTCCATCTTGCGTTTCAGTTGCGGCTTGCACCGCGCAAAATCGATCGCGACCGTCCGCACGCAGGCATAGACCGTGCTCACAGTCATCGCCGTGCCCTGGCTGATCAGTAGCCCGGTGGCGGACGGCACGGATCCCAAGGGCGGAATCATGCCATAACTCGGCGTGCCGGCGTAGCCGCGGCTGACAGCCGGCGCCAGGCCGCGCGTGATGGCTCGCATCAACCCCATGGTCTATCGGCCAGCCCGGCTAGCCAGAAACGATGCAGCAAGCAACACCCCGCCGCCTACAATGTACCCGGCGGGGTGATAGATCATCCACGCCCCGCGCGAGACCAGAACGCCGCCTGTAATGCCTGCGGCGTCCGGCAGCAGTGCGATGAACTCTCTGACCACAACGCCCGCCAAAAAGGCAATGCCGCGTCCACTGCCTCTCATATCACCCGTATCCCTCTCGATTCATAAACAGATTTTCCAGAGCCAACCTCTTCAGCAGTCGCCCGGCCCACACCCATAATCGCGCCAACAATCCCATCTATCCGCTCGCCGGAGCGCTCTTTATCCGGCTTCTCGTTTCCCGCCGGGTCAGTCCGCGTCGCCAGATTGCTCGCGTTCCACGCCAGCACCGGGTGCCCGCCGTGGACGATCATCTTACCGGAAACGAGCCGCAAAAACTCCCGCGTCGGCCCCGCCATGGAGGACATCCCTTGACGGAACTCAAACATCGGAAACCCCTCGTCCTGCAGCTCGAGCGCGATCTGCGAGGCGTTCCATGGGTCGTAACCGATGCTTCGAATATCAAACGCCTGCCGGTCCTGCTCGAGCTGAACGCGGATGGCGCGGTAATCAACCACGTTGCCATCCGTCGCCTGCAGCGCACCACCTTTGTGCCAGAGCGGATAATTCACTCGGTCCCGCCTGGCGCGCTTATCCATATTTTCTTCCGGCACAAAAAACCGGCACAGAATATAGTACGGCTCGTCATGCGCTTGCGGCGGAAACACCAAAATCAGCGCCGTCAAATCCGTCGTGCTGGCCAGATCGAGTCCGGCGTGACATTCGCGCCCGGCCAGAAACTCCTCCAATTCGTCCCACGACACGTCCCCGGTGCAGGCGTTCCACTCCTCAGCCGTTATCCGCCTGGTTGCCTGCTCGACCCATTGGTTGAGATGCATTTGTCGGAAGGTGTTTTCATACGCCTTGATCTCCTCAGCCTTCTTCGCCTCGTCGGCGAGGTAGCTGGGCTGGACGCTGATCCCATAACCCGGGTTCGCCTTGCGCCAGGTCGGCTCTATCTTCCAATCGTCGCTGGTCTCTGCGCCATAGATGCAGACCAACAGCGTGGGATCATCGATCACGCCGGCCCGTACCTTCAACGCATATTCATGCATCTCCCAGCCGAATGATTTTTTATCATTTCCCGCAGTCGTCGCCATGAACTCGATAGGCTGTGTCCGCGCGCCCTGGCTTGTGTGCAGCACGTCGTAGAGCGAGCGGTCACGATAAGCATGCACCTCGTCCATGATCAGCGCCGAGCTGTTCAACCCGTCCTTGTTCTTCGCATCGGCGGAGAGGGGCCGCATCGAGGCGTTAAACTCGCCGCAATAAATCGACTGCTTGAACAACTCGCAATGCTTCAGCAACTCAGGGCTACTCCGGATCATGTTGTAGCTCTCGTTGAAGACGATCCTGGCCTGATTCTTGTCGGTGCCGGCCGTGTAGACCTCGCCGCCATATTCACCGTCCGCCAGCAGCGCCAGGATACTCACGCCCGCGCAAAGCGTGCTCTTGCCGTTCTTGCGCGGCAACTCCAGCCAGCATGTCCGGTACCGCCTCAACCCCGTCTTGCGGTCACGCGTCCCGAAAAACGGCGCGATAACGTCTTTGATCTGCCAGTCCGACAACCGGAAGGGCTGGCCTGCAAATTCCCCTTTCGAATGTCTCAGGTATCTAGGGAAAAACTCAACCGCCGCTTCAGCAACCGCATGGTCGAAATAATAATCAGGCATTGCCCGCGGCTCTCAAAGCACCAAGCGGCGAGCCACCTGGCGATGGCGGCGTGGGCGCTGGCCTATCGCCACCGCCGCTCAGCGGCAGTTGCGGCTGGCCATCCTTCGTCGCCGCCACAACCATATGCGCCCGGATCCGGCTGATCGACGTCATGCCGAACTCGCGCTGCATGTCGCGGATGTGCCGCCGGCACTCTTTCTCGATATCGACTTCAGGCCGCTTGCGGCTGTACGTGCCGTGCTTGGATTCAACCTGATAGGTCATCCCCATCTCGTCGATAATTTTTTTGCAGGCGTTGTAACGTTTGATCGTCGCGACATAAATTTCGAACGCGCTCATGTCGCTCTGGCGCAAGAGGTTCAAATTTCCGACACGGCGTATCTCCGCGCGCCAGATCTCTTTTTCCTCATCGCTCAGATGGACCGGCGCCGGAAATTCCTCGGCTTGCACCGGGAACGCCGTTCCCGACTTTTTAGCTGGCTTGGCCAGTTTACGTTTAC